ATTTCAGCTGAATTATCAACAGCTGTTGCGGGATTTTCTTCAGACATAAATTTTTATAAAAGTATTTCTAATATACCTTGTTTTTAAAAAATTAGCATTTCCAACGCTTTAAAGCCTTATTAATTCTACTATTAGGGTCATTAGCTTTTTTAGTTCCAGTTAATTTTTTCTTCATTCCTTCCATACGTTTACAAAAAGATTTTCTTCGTTTAGCTGCTTTACTTCCAGGCTTAACTTTACCTGTAACAGGTGGTTTTAAATTTCCACCTGTAACTTTATTATATTTTGCTCTTCCTTTAGCAGTAAGACCACCTTTTTTTGATTTATCTTCTTTTTTAAATTTAACTACTTTTCTTTTTGTTGTCATTTTCCTTTTTTCCTCATAGCTATTGAATGTGCTTGCATAAATGTTTTACCCTTTAACATTTCTTCTTCCATCACTTTCATGTGTTTTTTTGTATGAGTGCCTTTCTTTTTATGATTTGCTAAAGCAGTTTTTTGTCTTGTAGTTAATGCTTTTTTTTTCATTTCTTTTTAGTAGTTGTTTTGCGTTTACGTCTCATTTGAAACGTAATCTTTTTTTTACTAGTTTTTGCTTTAGTAAATCTTTTTTTTTCAGATGGTGATAACTCTGAAAGTAATTTTGGAGTTTTACTTGAAACTCTTTTTGTAGGTCTGCATGCTGGATAACCTCTTCTTTTTTTTTCAGATTTTTTTCTGCCACAAGGTTTTCCAGTTTTTACATCAACCCATTTTTCTTTAAACCAATCGGTTAAACCTCCTTTTGCTCTAGCTTTTTTTTCTGCCACGCTTAGTACCTTTTTTTGATTTAGCTTTAGGTTTATTAACAACAGTATAACCGCCACCGGCCCGTTGATATTCTTGAACTAATTGAGCACTAGCATAAGCACTAGGCCAACGTTTTACTCGAGCTTTTACTTTACGTTTTACACGAGCATATAGTTCGGGATCGGTTGGCTTGTTTACTTTTGCCATTACTTTTTAGCAGCTTTTTTTTTTGTTTTTTTCTTTTTTAATGGTTTAGAAAGCATTGATCCATAACCTTTTCCTTTAGGCATAGTTTTAAAAGTAACTAATAATAGTTTACCTTTTATTTCTTTTTTCGTCTTGTTTTTTTCTTTTTACCGGCTGTAGATAAAGCAATAGCAACAGCCTGTTTATGAGGTTTTCCTTCTTTTTTTAACATTTGTATATTTTTTGAAATAATATTTGAAGATTTTCCTTTTTTAATTGGCATTTGCTTTTTTTAACTCTTCTAAGGTTAACGTTGATCCATCAGAACGCACAAACTTTCTAAATACTTCAGTAGGATTATTTTTTTTTAATTCTGATCTAAATATTTTTGATTTTTCAATACCAAAAACTTTATTCTGTGTAGCAATATCTTGTTTACTTAACCAAACTGCATAATTTTCGTTAGCAGGAATTAATTTTCCTCTATCAGATAATCCTGTTTTTGATGGTCGAACAGTACCTTCTTGCAAATCGTCCTGGTCTAATCCAAATTGTTTTAAAAAAGAATCTTTAATTATTGGAACAATAGTTGATCTACAATTAAAATGTTGCGGAGGTTGAGGACCTTTACCCATTTTAAAAATTTGACCATCTAATCTTCCACATATAGCTGATGTACGACTATCTAAAGTTGCAACATATTTATAGCGATCAATCATATCTGAATTAGCTTGAAAAACACTATTAACGGCTGCATTACTAACTTGATTAACACTTGTCCGTACAATTGTATCAATTTGATTATTAGCAATTGTAGTGCCTATGCCTCCGCGAGCTTTTATAGATGCAAGTGTACCTGTAGCTTCAAAATTTAATTTTCCACGCAATTGTTTTGATATTTGATTAGTTGTTTCATTTGATAATAGTCCTGTTCTTACCGTATTTTGAAACAACTCAGTTTGTGATGCTGCAATTCTTCTAAATGCTGTTCTTACAGTTAAACCATTAGGTAAATTTATTACAGCTCCTTCTTTCGCAGTTAAACTAAATTTTGGAATTGTAGCAGTCTGTAGAACAAATTCTTCAGGTAAAGTAAATACATTAATTTTACGCGGATCAGTATTAACTACACTTTGAGCAAATTGAGGACTTATTTCAACAGTTCTTACAGCATTTTTTGTACCAGTACTAGGTAAAACTTTTTTTAATTGTTCTTGAATAAATTCAGACTGTAATTCTGTTAAGCCTTGTAATTCTTCAGTTAATATATCTGAACTATTTTCAGCCCATGTATTTAAACTTTCTTGTAATTGTAAAAGAATTGTTCTTTGTCTATTTACTCCCGCAGCGGTTAAAGTTAATTCACCTGCTTCGAATTGTTTTAATCTATCTGTTATTTGAATAATTATATTGTTATATTCATTTACTATTTTTAAAGCTACTCCATTTTCATATCTGTTTAAATTTATAGCATTTCTATATAAAGCTTCAGGTATTTTTTGCTTTTCTATACTCATTATTCATTTGAACTTTGTCTTTGATCCATTTCAATTAATCCTCCTTGCATAGTTTTATTTAGCATATCTTCAATATTTATATCTTCTGATAATACTTCACCTTCTATTAATTTTTTCAATAATTCTTCTTGATCTATTATCCCTTGAGCATAAATTTTTAATAATGCATCAATTTGTGCTGGTTGTAAACTTAAATCTACAAAATCTCTATTAACAAAACTAGTACCAGCAACACTTTGATTTTGAAAAGCAGCATGGAATTTTAAACAATTATCAATTAAATCTTGAATTTGTTGGCTTAATACCATCATAGTGCTGTCGCCTTGACTTCTTTGTATAATTTGACTTTGCGCAGTTTCAGCAGACATTTTTTGACCTAAAATTGCAGCTAAACCTAAATTATTAATTTGATATTCTAATTTATCAATTCTTTCTTTTTGTGCTTGAAAACTATTTCCATTAGGTTCAATATAACCTGCACTACTTCCTTCCGGTAAAGATAATGCTTCATTAGGTCCTGCACTTACTTCTTCAGCTGCAGCAGGAAACCCAAAAAAAGCAAGCATAGGAACTGCACTTATATGTAATTGATTATCATAATCACTTTGAATTTGATAACTTTTAATATTTAATTCTGCAATATCTTCTAATGGCGGTCTGCTTTCAAAAATTCCTACTTTATTCGAATAAGCTACTGAAAAAGGAATAAAATCTAAACTGGTATTACCTTCTTCTACTTTTTTAAAATCCCCATCATTATTTCGTTGAAATAATTTATATATTCCAGGTTCTAAAACTCTTATTTGTTCTATTGTTTCTTCACCATATAAACCTTTAGGTTTAATTATTCTTTCAGTTAATCTTAATTGAGTTAATTTTCTTAAGCCTTCTTGTATTTCTGTTCTCCAGCCAATAATGTCTCGCGGTGTATATGGAATCCAATATGGTCGGCCACCCTCTGCAGGTGCGTCAACTAAAACTCCTATATGTCCATATCTTATGCACAAACGAGAAATGTTATATATAAAATTAGTTAAATTATTGCCCTCGAGGTCTGTATCAAATAATTCTTCTTCAATAATTTCTGGAACATTTGAAAGTCTAACTGGTTTACGAGTTAACATACCAGCTAACATTCTTTCCATTTGAATATAATATGGTGGGCAAACTGAACGAGACAAACGAACACTATAACTTTCATCTTCTTCGCGTGGCTCTTGTTTTAAATAAACTCGAGCCTTACCACGTATTTTACTATTACCTTCTACTAAATCTTCAATAATACCCCAATGACTTACCATATTATGCCAAGCCTGATTTTGTTGTTGTACTTCAGTTACTTCAATTTCAAAATTATTAATTTTATTTGATGAATAAGAACTATACATTGTTTTTAAATTAAAAGATCAGGCTTTAATAAATTCTAATACCTGTTTTATTTCCTGCTCTACTATAAATCATATTAAACTCCTTATAACATAAATACCCAAGTGCGTCATTAAGATGGTCATATCCATTTTGTTTATCTGGATCACCGCTTTTTTCATCATAGCTTTGTAATTCTAAACATTCAATTAAGCGTCTGCAACTGGCATGAATCGCCATTCGCACCCGTCCTTTTGAGTTTTCCAAGAGTGCCTGGACGGTTTGAACTCGGTCTTTAATCGGCGGGTTACTGCGTAATGCCATGTTTGTGAAATTATAACTTTGCAAAATCGCAATGTCCGTTTTGCTTGCATTAATTGTTGATCTTGCTGCACCGCTTGCATCTGGATAAATAAGAATTTTATTATAAGGATAACGCCTAATTATTTCTCTAGCTAGCGAATCAGTATCTTTTTCTTTAGTAATTTCATCTATAACTATAAGTTTATCTGCAGACGTTACACAAATTACTGCATTACAATTCATAACATTAAAATCAATACCTATTTTTAAAATTTCATTATCTATTGGAAAAGGTAATTTATCAATAACATGTTTATTACGATCAAATCTTGAATATACAGCTCCGGAAGTTAAATTAACAAATTCACCATTAAGATAAGCTTTTATTAATTGAGGTGGATAATTTTCTTCTAATGAGGGAATAAACGTTTCAGGTAAAAATGGATTATCGCTTGTTTTTCCTTTTATTAGTCTTGTATCTTCTTTTTTATTTTTTTCAAATGTTTCAAACGCCCAGCCGTGACCTTCGGGAGTTGTTGTTGCGTAAAATTGCTGAATATTACCAGATCTTAATCTAGCTAAAGCCATATTCATAGCTTGTTCCGCGTCTCTTTTTGGTACTGTATCAGCCTCATCAAATCCAACTGCACATAGATTTTGTCCTCGAAGGCGTTGGTATGTAAGAATAGTTCTTAATAAAATTGTATGTGATCCTTCTTGAAAAGATAAAACATATTCTGGTAATGGTGAAGCTCTAAAAGTATATGGTATTTCCCACTCTTCAAGTAAGTCATTCATTGTTCTTATTAAAATGTCACGTAGCATTACATTCGTAGGTTCAAAAACTGCAGATATATGTCCAACATTCATAGCTGCAAGCATAAAAGATTTTGATACTAAAGCATAAGTTTTACCCGCACCGAAACCACAAACTAAAGCTAATTTTCTATGTTCTGTATCTTTACAAAATTTTTCTTGATGCGGTAATAAATTATTTTGAATTTTTGTTATAACTTCATTTGCAGAGGGTAATTCATATAAACCATTACCGCTTAATACATGACCTTGTTTTAAAGTATCTAAAAAACTCACGAGCAAAGATCAGCTAATTTTGCTGCAGTATTTATAGCTCCAAGAGCAATATTAAATTGACCTGCATTTCTTGCTTCCATTTGTAAAGTTGAACATTGAGCTAATAAATCAGCAATCATTTGTGGCCTTTCAATATCCCAATCTTTTTTTATTTCTTC